GTCAGCAATGTCATAGAGAGTTGCCTTTGTCTTGTTATTTCCTTTCCTGAGCACGCGACCAATAGATTGGAGATTCCGAATTCTAGATTTGGATGGAGAAGCAAAAATAACATTGTGCAGATTTTTGATGTTGATACCTGTACTGAATGTTCCGTATGAAGCGACAATAATCGCGTTGTTTTCTCTCTCCGTAATCTCCCTTACTTTTTCTCTATCTTCTGTTGCTACACCACCATGTACAAAAAATACATGACGATTATCAACTGTACCAGTATTTATTAAATCATATAATGGTTGTCCATGACCTTCTACTCTTGAAAAAAGAATTAAAGTATTTCCCTTTAAATCAAGAGCAAGATTGCGAATAAATTTATTTCGTCTCTCATGGTTAATAATGTACTGAACTTCCTCCTCAAAGTTTTCAAACTTATGTGCAGGATGTTTCAATAGAAGAACGTTAATATCTAACTTGGCAACATGTCCTTTCTTCATCAGTTCTTCTGTCCTGATGATTTTATAAGATGGACCAAACAATCCTTCTAATACCCATTTATGAGTTTGAGTGCCGTCTAACGTTCCTGTAAAACCGTAACGGAATTTTGCATCCGCAAGTTTTGACATTATAGATATTAAAGATTTACTTTTGAACTGGTGTGCCTCATCCCCAACCACTACGTTAAAACGTTCAAAATACTTTCGGGGGAGTTTATAGATGGACTGCCAGGTAGTGATGATAACTTGGGAATCCGTTTCCCTTTCTCTACCCGCATAAATCTTGTGGCAATATGAACCTACGTCCCAGCCATAGTCTGCAAAATCTTTATACATCTGTTCTACTAGGGAAGTCGTCGGAACGACTATCAGAGTATTTTGTCCTCTCTCAACGTGATATCTCACAATCGAATATATCATCAGAGACTTTCCAGAAGCAGTTGGGGATATCAACAACCTTCTATTATGCCTTAGAGCGTCGTATACTCCCTCTACTTGATAGTCGCGGGGAGGGTACTTACTTACAGAAGTAATATAATCTTTCACACCTTCCTTTGAGATCATTTCATTGACCTCAAATGGTAAACCATAAAACTTGTTCTCTACAAATTCATAGGTATACTCTTGGTTCTTACAGAACTGTATAACCTTATCTAACAACCCGACGTATATCTCTCCTGTCTGGGTGTTGAATAAACGTATTTTTCCGTCCCAGTACTTATTTCGGTACTGTGGCATGAACTTGGCACCAGGTACATCAAAAGTAAATTGATCTGCTAACTCGTAGTAGACATGTGGATCTGCCTTTACTTGAAGATATACTTCATTCTTTTTAGAAATAATCAAATGAGACATAACCCATAAGTTTCACCTATGGATATTTATTCTTGAATCCTAAAAGTATATTCTAATAGTAATCTCTCAAAAAAATCTTTTAAACCTTCCAGTCTCTCTTTTTTATCTGTACACGACACCCAATTTTGTAGATGAATACTTATTGATTCATGAATTTGTCTAACATCATCAACTCCCATATCCATTGAGATATAAGGAATATCTTCGTCAAAGTCTTGTTCGTAAAGATAATCGTCGTCCATTAGAATCCTGCTTGGAACCTTTGCCATTCAATGGCATTCTTAATCTGAAATGTGCGATTAGCAACTGTCTTGATAATCTCTTCTAAAAACTTCAGTTCGGCATCATAATACCGAATCTTCATATCAATTTTATTCAGTCTTTCATCGGCATCTAGATACCTCTGTATGGCGTCTTTCTCACGAACCTTATATGGAAATGGTTCTTCCTCATACACCTCTGGTTCTGCCTTTCCTGTGTAGTAGTTATGCCGTTCTAGTTTGACTCTATTATATTGTTCTCTTGCTTTCTCTCGCAGTAAAGTAATCGTATTGTACAGAGTATAATACTTTGAATGAAGTTGTGGAATCTTCAAAGATTCATCATGTAGATTATCAGGATCTATGACAGCATCTTTCTGCCACATCTCCTGAATTTTATCAAGATCCATTAAATTGACGAAGTAAGTTGATATACAGTATACTTGAATGTTGCCTGTGCTGTAAAGTAGTTCACATCTGTTGACGTTGCATCAAAGTCCAGAGAACTTAACGATACTGGGAACATATCAAGAAATTTTACCTTGGCAACCTCATTAAAGTTGCTATTTAAGATCCTAAGAGTACCATCTGCAAATGCTCTATTAGGATCGTCTGGTTGTGTAATATCATCCTGATTTCTAATCAAATCATCATATTGTTTTGTGGTTTCTGGAAATCCCAATCCAACCAACCAATCATAAACTGTTTTATAATTCTCCATATTCTCATCAACAAGAAATTGGATAGTCAGATCACCATAGGTCAATTTCTCACCAGGAACATCAATATCCTTCAAATATGAATATTGTGTAGTAGTCGCTAATGTAAGTTCGGGTATTTTAGCAGTATTGCAGAAAAAATCTACTTTTGGATATTTTCCAAGATTAAACTTGAATCCAATACCAGAAAGAAAATTTCTGTTATTAATTTGGTTTGCCCAACTACAAGATGCCATATTATTCTTCTATGATTTGAACATTATCTGGCATTTCCAACTGTCCTATCCTATCAGTTTTAACTTCTTCAAGTGCATCTTCTTTTGTTGAAAAGATTTTTCTATCGCTATGTGAATTGGTCCAGTGATTTTTAGAAACATAATACATTACACCATCTGTCGGAACAGCAGAAGATAAAATACTAGTTTTAGTTATGTGCCAAGACATTGTAGAAACTTTTATTTTTATTTAGATAAAAAAAGGGGGTCTTGCGACCCCCGAAAAAGATATGTGTACTTGGATCACATGAGGTTGGTGACCTTGACTCTTCTGTAGTAACGGTTAGCGTTACGGTTGAGAGCACCTGCACCAACGTTGGTACCTTCTGCGAATGGGTTAGCAACAATACCGTAACGGGTCTTGAAGCCAATCTTGGGCTGGAAGGTGTCCTGACCAACGGCACGGACCATTTGGAGAGGAACGTATGGGCAGTAGAAGAGACCTGCGTCATAAGGTGAAGAACCCTTATAACCTGCAACGTAGTACTGGTTACCAGATACGTTAGCAGAATATGGGTCAATGTAGACGCGGAACTTACCAGCAAGAACACCAGCGAAGGTGTTACCAGTGTCATCAACGTTCAGGTTAGCGTTGAGTGCAGGGGTGTAGTCAAGTACGCCTGCCATGGTCAGAGCGGAAGCAACGTCTGCGGAGCAGAGGATCATGTTGCCCTTTCCTCTACGAGTACGCTGTGCAATTGCGTTAGCGTCACGCTCGATTTGGAAGATCAGACCTTTGAACTTCTCAACAGACCAACGACCGTTAGAGTCAACGTCGAGGTCGAAAGTACCAGGAGTTGCAACGTTTGCACGAGCACCAGACTCAGCAACGTTATAGATGGTACGGATAACTTCGCGGTTGATTTCAGCAAGAATCTCAGTGCTGAGGATGTTTGCCAACTCAGCTTCTGCATTCAGACCGTGGATTGCCTTGAGGTCTTGTGCGAGTTCTAAGGAGTACTCAGCTTTCAGAGCTCTTGACTTAGCGGTAACGGTGACTTTCTCGATCGAGAATGCCATCTCGTTGAAGTGACCGGTGTCATCGCCCAGACCTTCTGCCTGGTCTGTACGCATACCTTGACCTACGTTGTAGGTGGTAGCATCGCCAGTTGCAGGATAGGTTGCATCGAGGAGACCAGGATTGTCACCTTGCTGTGCAGTAGTACCCAGACCAACGTTACCGTTAGTCCAACCTTGGGTATTGTTGAAGTTAGCAGACTGACCAGAGAATGCGGTATCTGCTTCGTTGAACAGTGCCTCGGAGGTGCTGTCCATGGTGTTGTACTTGGAACGCATCGCGAAGATGAGTCCAGTAGGTCCAGACATTGGTTGAACGCCTGCGAGGTCATAAGCGACCAGGTTAGGCATTGCACGTCTGATCAAGGAGATCAGAACGGGG